ATTCTTAAATACGTTCCAATTTTTCTAACATTAGCATCAACAGCTGTCATATCAAAATCTGATTGCCCTAGTGTTGCTCCTTCGGCTTTTGCCGCACCACCATTTACATATCCACTTTCTTTTACATATTTAACAACATCGCTATTTGTTGAACCAATAGGAATTAATTGTCTAATGTTTTGTGGAGTTGTAGGATCAAATTTATATCCTGGGATTCTTTGTGGAGGTATTACTGCTCCAGTAAAATCGGCCGCAACAGTCATGTCCGCCTTTATATCGAACATTGATGATCTTGATGATCCATTTCGCATTGTATCTAATGCACCCTCTTTTATAGCTTTTGTTAAATTGCCACCAAAAGATTTGTCCTCTCTTTGTGAAGCATCAAATCTCTTTTTGTTAGATACTTCAATAGCATCCATACGCTCAGTAAATTTTTGTGTTAGGTTTTTGATCTCACCCTTTAGTGCATCATCCGCCTTACCAGTCGCTGATTCGACTGCTTGTCCATGAGCTTTTTCCAATTTAGCATCGATAATATCGCCTAATTGGTCAAGCTGATTTTTTACATTTTCATCCATTTTAATAGAATTTTTTTAAAGTTTGTTAATTAAATATTTGTAAATATCAACTTCTTGTACCATCTTTTCGACTGGCTCAGTAATTTCACTTGGCTGAGTAGCATTAATAAAATATGTTTTTAGTTTTAATATTTCAGATTCTAGGGCATATCCCATATCATTTGAGATATTGCCTTTTCTAAGTAGTTTACAGATATTATCATATCTTTTGTAAACTTGATCAATGTTTTTTAATCCTTTTACATCCAGGATTTTTGCTTGATCATTTGCGGCCAATGTTACAGCACTAATTTCATAAAGTTTTACCTCTCTTAATTCTCTGTAATCGCCTTTATTTTCTTTTACTATTGGCATAATGCCAACACTATTTTCTGTAATTACTCCAGCTTTCATTAATTCCATTACATCATTACCTAGCTGGGTTTTTGGAATTTCTGCAACAAATACCAAACCTTTGTCATCCTCATATAGCTCCTTCATTTTACCAATTGGTTGCATCATATCATGTTGATATAAATACTTTACTCTTTCGCCATTTTCTGATATTGTTTTTTGATAGGCACCTTTTCTTATAATGTCCATATCTGAATCCTTATTATCAAAATAAGATCCATAACCTTTTACAATTCCATTTTTTTCATCATAATCAATAACTTGATCACCAATTGGTGCGGCTTTGTATATAAAATCCATAATTATTATTTTTTACAAAATTACTAAATTAAAATTAATCATTATTTTCAGTTCTTAACCACTCTAACGATTCACCTTTTTTAAATACTATCTTATTATTTTGCCCTGGTATTGGCTTGTTGTGTTTATTATTTTCTAGTATTTCATCTGGTATGCCATTTGGAAAAGCATCACACCCACCACTTAACATTCTAAAATGTTGGCATTTGATACATATAAAATTATCCTCTTTATTTTGCATAATATTTATTTACTAATTCACTAACCATGTTTGCATATTTAGATGGTGTTGAACTTAAATGATATTCTGTCCATGCCTCTGCAAAAAATTCATCAACATTTGTTCGGCTGTAACTACCCATATATATTTTATTATATGCTTTTACATTACCAGCCATTTTAAATTCATGTAATGCTTTTGCATATTCTCTATTTAAAACCCTCATTTCGTTCCAGAAATTCATTGCATTTTGATCAGTTCCTAAATATCTAACAATTCTGCTTGAGCTTAAAACATGAGCCATCTCATGTACTGGTGTGCCATATAATAGATTTTTTTCATCAATATTTGAAAACATGCGAATATCAAAACCTCTGGAATCTAATTTATAACCCCTTCGATGTGAATTATATTTAGTTAATTGATCACCTAAATTTATTTTAGTATTTAATAAACCATTTCTGTTATATTGCCTTCTAACTACTCCATATAAAGTTCTAGTTGATTTAAACGATAATTGCATTGGCCCAGATTGATTATATTTATACCTATCTATTAAACTAATTACTTTTTTAGATACATCATTTAACGTATCTAATGTTAATGATCTAGGCAATGCAACCTTTGTTGTTGTATATCCAAAATCATCAAATGTACTTGTTAATTTTTGTTTCAATTCTTTTAATGTGTTTGCAAATGAGCTTGTTAATGTAGATCCAACAGCATTATTAATATCTCGCATTACATTAGCAACAGATACACCATCTAAAACAGTTGATCCAGCCAAACCAAAGTTCATGCCTTCTAATTGGTTAATTGTTTGGGCATCTTTTACTGGTAAATAAACAGCGGAGCATCTACAATTAATAACATTTCTTGCGGATCCTTCACCTGGCCGCATTAAGTATTCACCACCAACAACAAATGGATCATTTTTTGGTCGTTCCTGGTTGTTAGCTCTAGCGTGCCAATCTCTCTCCCTACCATCTAACGATGCTGACCACCTTTTAATTAAATCCCTACCAGCAAAAACAGATGTTGCGGATTGCTGGATTCCAAAGTTTGCGGCCCTTGTTGTTTCGGTTCTAACTACTCTAAGTGCTTGATATTTTGAATAACCTTTTAATTGTTTTCTTAATAACCTGGCTTTTGCGGCTGGGCCAAGTGTTACAAAATCTGGATCTCTAAATAATCGCTGTATAATTTTAATTGCTGTTTTACGACCAGTATTAGCAACGCCAGTAATATTCATTGCTGTATTTTTTTGAGCATAAGCCATGATTGCTAATTGCCACTCATTTAAATATTGTTTTGGATTAACACCTTTGGTAATATATAGATCAAAGGTTCTAGCATACCATTTAGCAAAATGCAATCCAGTATCTAAATACATTTCATCATATAATTTTCTCAAATCATTATAATTAAATAAATCGCCATATCTAATATCGTTAAAATCTAATTTGTTTTTTATAGCCAGATTATATTGCTTATTATAATAAGCTGTAAATTTTTTAGTGTTACGCCTTTCAGTAATTAATCTTTGCTTTTCATTTGCATTTTTCCAGGCATCACCAAATTTTTTAGATAGCTTAAATGTTTTTGTATCTAATAGATTTTCATTTTTATTTTTATATTGAGAATAACAAAATGCTAATCTTTGCTCGGCATCTGGAAAATCCCTTCGTGCCTCATCATCAATAACACATCTGGCAATAAAATGCCTTTCAGTTTCGCCCTGGTTTGGTGTTGGCATTACTCTTTTATTTGATTTAATTTACTTTCACTATATGTTAACATACTCTGGCCACCCCATCCCAAAAATGCAACATAACCTTTATCACGCCATGGTGTATCTTTATATTTAGGATTTATTTTATGATAGCCACCACCTTTTGTTCTTGATAAAAAGCTAAAAGTTCTTTTTAAAACAGATAAACTCAATTTTTCCCTAGATATAAGCTGGTTCATTCTTGATAATCCAATTGTTGTCATTCCATCGACTTCACCTCGGCCATATTTATCAATCCAGTTTTTAACTTTTTTTGCATTGTTTGTGGCACTTTGTGGATAGTCGCTAAAACCCTCTGCTTTAATTATAGAGTTTTTTTTTTACTTTCATCATCTGAATTAATAGCATCTAAATACTGTTGATGTGTATTAAATGGCATATAAAATCCATTATGACTATGCGAACCCTCACCACCCATTTGATTAGCTCTGGATTCTGCTTCGCTTTGTGTAGCAAAATGATCTGGTGGTGTTTCATTAATTTCTGTTGGTGTTTCAACAATATCTGGCATATCAATATCAGCACCAGATGCTGGAATTAAATTTGCTGGTATATAATAATCATCTAACATTGGGTTGTTTTCATCATGATCATAACTCATTGCGGCCCTTTTTTCATTTGGAGTTAGCCACCATGCTTTGGTCATTTGCTCAACAATTTTATCTGTTTCCTCTTGTAATTCTGGAATTACACTAAAATCATATTCAATACAAATATTATCACCATACATTGGTGCCAACCATCTGTTTAATTCATCCTGGATCTTAATTAGCTCTGGTATAATACAATTTTGATATAATGCTTTTTTAGCTTCTTTTACATTGTTGTATGTGCTGGATTCAGTATTGTTTAATAATGTTACTGGTACATTATAGATATTACATAAATCTTTTATAGATGCATTGTATTGTTCAATTAAACTCATATCAGATGCATTTAAACCAAAGTTTACCCAAGATAATTTCTTTGGAGTTATAATAATATCACCAGCTTTTTTTGATCCCTGGTGATCCTTTCTAAATTTATCTTTTAATTGTTGAGCTTGTACCTCATTTAAATCACCTTCATCACTCATTAATATACCCCTAGCTGTCTGGTTTTGCAAGAACTTAACTCCGCTTTCTGTCGCCTCATTATTAGTAGTCATCGATCTTAAACCAGCTTTTAGGGGTGATTGCCCATATAAATGAGATCCAGTACCATCATAAAAAGGGTTAAAATCTTTTATGTGGCACATTTGTTCGGCTGGTATTTTATAAGTGCCATTGTATTGTATTGTATAGGATTCAACTGGCTTCATTATACCCCCAGAATTTATTTCCATAATCTGGCTGGGCATAATGTAAAGCTCAGTATATTTATTAATATTATCACCAGTTTCTGGGCCAATACCATAAATGTATCGGTTACCAGTTAATTTACCAAATGCAATCATTTCTGTAATCCATGTTGCATACGATTGAGCTGGGTTTGGTCGTTCTAATAGTTTATGTAATTCGGTATGCTCTAACTCAACTAAGGCGTGTTTTTTAAGCATATTAGCTTTATACATTACGTTAGGATCAGCAATACCACTAGCCATTGCCTTATATCTTTTATATGAATTATCGTTAACCTTTTCATATATGTGATATGGTATTGTAGATGCCGCCTTTGTAATAAGATTTATGATTGAATATATAGTTGCATTTTTTCTGTAACCATCATTTATATATGTTTCATCATTTTCAGAATTCCAAACAATTGTATTACCGATCCAATTATATATGGCTCTGTTATATTGTTCGTTTGTATTTTGTGATTTTGTTGAGATTATAGATCTGATTCTATCGATTAGTGATGCCATTAATATAAAATTTTATGTAAAAATACAAATAAATAATTTCTTATTTTATACAACAAAGAAATCGTTTCTGTTTCGCCATCTACTATATACACAATATCTAATGCTGTCTAACAAGTGATCCGCTTGATTAGCTTTTGGTTTGTTTATAATTGTACCATCTTTTAACTCATCGTATATGTAGCCGATTTGTTCTTTAAAGATGTTTGATGATTCCTCACTAACATATATATCAAACTCTTTTAATAAGCTAATACCAGCATTAATACTCCCTTGTCCTTTTATAGCTCCTTTGGCCCATATACTCATTTGCCGCAATTCCTCTATTGATTTAGGTTCGGCACTATCGCAATACATTAATAAATTATCCATTTTAATATCCTTAACAAAGTTTGCAATATCTCTGTTAGTCATTTCTTTTTTATATATAAGCTCATGTATATATAAATTGTTATTATGTTTACCAACTTTTACAATTGCCAATGGATCCTGGGAATAACCAAAATCACATCCAAGTACCTCATCATCTAATTCTGGAAAATCTTTATAAGGAATGTAATTCCAATTCCTAAATATTTGCTTTTCACTAAACTCTGCTCTTTGGCCCTCACCATATACACGCCAGTAATCTGGATCTCTCTCTTTAATCCTTTCAATTTCTTTTACTAATTCTTTTGGTAAAAACTTATTATCTTTATAGGTTGATATATATAATGCCGCATCATCTCTCTCTGCTAATTCATAAAGATAATGTACTGGATCCGATGGGTTAAAATCAATATATACTTGTTTTCTGGTTCTCATTACTAATTGCTGGTAATCCTCAAAAAACAATTCATTGCCCTCATTAATCCATAAAACATCTCTGGCGGATCCTCTTATTTTCTGAGCATCATCCGCACTAAACATCTCTAAGGTATGGCCATTGAACTCAAATGTGTTTTCTGTTTTGTTATGTACTCCATGCCAGTAAATACCTAACTGTTTAGATATATGCAAAAAATCTCTTAATACAGATCTCTTTAATGCTGGTAATGTTTTACGAACTATGGATATAACTAATGGTTTTTTTTCATTAGTCATTAGATATAAACAGTATTGCATTAAGCTCCAGGATTTGCCAGATCTTGTACCGCCTTGAAATATGTTTAATCTTTTATCTGAGTTAACCGCCTGGTAAAATTGTTTATTGCAATACTCAGTTACTTTTTGTCTTTGGCTGGTGTCCATTCAATTAGTTTGCTTTCAATTGAGCTATCGTGCTGAATTTCTTGCCTTTCGATATACCCTCTTTTTTTTCCTTTTGTTTTTAGTAGAAATATTGTTGCTGTAACATTGCCCTCTCTTATCTGTTGATGTAACTGGCTTTCTGCAAAATCTAATGTAACATTCTCGATGTCTAAAACATCAGCCGCATACTTGGGATCCTTTTTTAACCAGTTGTAATGTGTTTGCCTATTGATACCAACAGATGCAACAGCGGTTGTAACAACTGATAAACTTTCCTCTAATGCTTTTAGCATTAACCTTTTTTTATGTGTCGAAATTTGTCTAATTGCCATTTAACAAAATTACATAAAAAAAAGGGAGTTATACAAACCCCCTTTAATTACCTAAATCCATTACAACTTAATGCTGGGTTTTATATTAGGTTTTTATATTTCTCTAACTCTATAATATTCACATTTATTAAAATTAATAGAACCAAAATTATAACCCTTTTTAGAATATCTAACTGAATTATTTGATGTATTTTTTAATGTATAAGTATCTTTTTTACCACCATTCAACCACTCAGTAATAATT